TTGTTGAAGGATGCCGACATCGGGCACTTTACCTTCCACGCCCTGCGGCACCCGTATGTCAAGCACATGACAAAAATTTTTAGCTTGCGCTTGATGGATTCTCAAGCGCAGGCTTATCCTGATGCTCGGCGAAAAACTCGCGGAGCTTGTCAGCTTCATCGGGGAGGACAAAACCGAAGCTCTGTCCGCCCACTCTGCAATAGAAAGCGATTTTCATGACTGCCACCTCAATCAAAAATGTCCTGGATTTTGTATGCGATCTCAATGCGCTTGTCGGGGTACACCAGCACCCTGTCGATCAGCAGCTCGGCCAGCTCGGTGGTCAGCGTGTCCGCATCGAAAATCGCCTTGGACGCTTCCTTGCGGCTGTCCTGCCGCGCCTGTTCGTCCTGCTTTTGCTTCGCCTGTGCCAATACTGCGGCATAGGCATTTTTCGTTTTCAAAAGCAGCTCGTCACACGCGGCCTTTTCCGCCTTGTAGGTGTTCAGGTCAATCTCACCCATGAGATAGCGTTCATACAAGGCGCGCTTACCGTCTTGCAACGCCTCGATCTGCTGCTCATATTCGGCGCGTTCCGGTACGGAGGTATCCACCCGGAGCGAACCGTCCGGGGCAAGCGGTGTGGCGGCTTCCATCTGCTTTTTCAGCGTCAGGAATACCGCTTGTTCCAGCTCTGCGGCGTTCAGACGCATCTTGTGGCAGCGGCTTTCTACGTCCGCCTCGGAATGGCGGCAGTGATAATATGAGGTTTTCTGCATGGTGCGGGACAGCGCATGACCGCAGCAGCCACAGAAGGCTTTGCCTTTCAGCGGGTAGTCCCGCTTCTTCTTGTTGGGCTGGGAAAAGCGGAGCTGACTGGCCTGCGCGGTATCAAACACGGCTTTCTCAACGATGGCCGGGTGGTGGTCGGGGATGATGTACCACGATTCTCTGTCCTTCAGGCGGCTTCTGGTGCCGCCTACTTCGAGAACCGCCCGCTTGCCGATTACATATACGCCGGTGTAGCGTTCGTCAGCCAAAATGCGGAGAATGGTAGATGTACTCCAAATCCCGTGGCAGCGGGAAATATCATGGGTGTGATTGCCGTGCGCCGCCTTGTATTCTCCGGGTGTCGGAATACCGCGCCGGAAAAGCTCCCGCGTGATGGCAGCGGCGTTCATGCCACCTGCGGAGAGGCTGAAAATGAGCTGCACAACGGTAGCGGCCTCCGGGTCAGGCTCCATTCTGCCATCGGCACTTTTGCGGTAGCCGTAGGGACAAATCTTGCTCTGATACTCACCGCGCTGCATCTTGGCGTACTTGGCACTCTTGGTTTTGATGGACATATCGCGGCTGTAATACTCGCTGATGAGATACTTGAACGCCACGTCCATGCCGCCGGTGTCGCCCTTGAATTTGCTGCTGTCAAAATCGTCGCTGATGGAAATGAAGCGGGTATGGAACAGCGGGAACACACGCTCGATGAAGTAGCCGGTTTCAATGCTGTTGCGCCCAAAGCGGGAAAAGTCCTTGACGATGATGCAGTCGATCTGATTGGCCCGCACCAGCTCAATGAGCCTCTGTACCTGCGGACGCTCGAAGTTCGTACCGCTGTACCCGTTGTCGATGAACTCCGTGATCTCCGCGTTCATGGTTTCGGGCATGGATGCCGCATATTCATGGAGAACAAGGCTCTGATTTTCAATGCTCAGGCTGTCGTACTTGTAGTCCTCGATGGAGAGGCGGATGTAGAGGGCGATCACATATTTCTGCATTGTTCCAGCACCTCCGCATAGGTTTCAAACTCGCTCTGGAAGCGATAGCGCACCGTGATCTGCTTGTCGTGGGATACCTCGATGCGGTCAATCAGACGGTCAATGAGTACGCCGGTCAGCGTCCGGTCGGTCTTAATTTGTGCGGCATCCTGCTCCAGCGCCCGGTGCTGCTCAATCTGCGTATCCATCGTTCGCAGGCCGTCCTCCAACTGCTCCATTTCCACGGCGAGGTCGGCAATGCGGCTTTCGTACTTCTCCTTGTAGTCGAAGTATTCATCCTTGGTGAGAACACCTTGGACGAGGTTTTCATATAAGCTCCGCACGATACCGCGAAGCCGCTGGATTTCCTGCTTGCGGCTGGTGATCTTCTCCCGCAGCTCAGCGCGGTCAGCGGCCTGCTGGGGCAGCTCCGCAAGGGAGAGGGTGTATTGCCCCAGCGCCGTATCAAGCGCGTCCTGAAGCATATCTGCCAGCATATCCAGCAGCATATCCTCGCGGATGGTCACGCCGGGGCAGGCATCCTTGCGGATTCGGCTCCTGCTCAGACAATGGTAGAAGTACACATCGTCAGACTTCTTGCGGATGTTTCTCTGCCGATGCAGGCTGCCGCCGCAATGGGCGCAGAACACCTTGCCTTTGAGAAGATTCGGCGTGAAGGCTTTGACCTCCCGCGCCTTGGCGCGGCTGGCGGTCTGATTGAGAATTTCCTGCACCGCCGCGAACTGTTCCCGGCTGATGATGGCCTCGTGGGTGTCCCGTACCGCCGTCCATTCCTCGGCATCGGACTTGACCTGCCGGTGATCCACGGTTTTGGTCTGTCCTTGAACGAGATCTCCGGTGTAGACCTCGGAGCGGAGAATAACGCCGACCGTTCGGGTCTGCCACTTGCCGCTGCCAAGCAAATTTTCATGGGTGATCTTGCCCTGCATCTTCTTGTAGTGGCTGGGGGTGAGGATGCCAGCCTCGTTCAGCCGCACGGCGATGGTATTGAGGCCAGCGCCCTCGGAAGCCCAACGGAACATCCGCTGCACCACGACGGCGGCAACGGGGTCGATGATAAGCTGGTGGCAATCGTCCTTGGCTTTCAGGTAGCCGTAGGGAGTACGCGCGCCGATGAACTTGCCGTCCTTCATGGCCTGCCGCTGCTGCGCCCTGATCTTGCGCCCAATGTCCAAAGCGTAGGCTTCGTTTATCATGTTCCGCAGTGGGATGATGATACCGGAATGGGCATCTTCCGGGTTGGCGGTGTCGAAGTTTTCATTGACCGCAATGAAGCGGACGCTGCGGATACGGAAATACTGCTCAATGTAGTAGCCGGTGTCGATGGTGTTCCGCCCCAAACGCGAGAGGTCTTTCACAATGACGCAGTTGACGTGACCGGCCTCAATATCTGATAGCATCTGCTGAAAGCCTGGACGGTGGAAGTTTGTCCCGGTCGCACCGTTGTCGATGTAGGTATCGTACACGCTGATCTCCGGGTACTGCTCCAGATAGCGGGCAATAATCATCTGCTGGGTTTCAATGGATACGCTGTGCGTGTGGGTATCCTCCACCGAAAGGCGGACGTAGATCGCGGCGCGGCAAGCGGCGTCGGCCTCTTGCACGGCTACCGCAGCCGTTTCTTTCCTGCTTTTTCTCGCCATGCTCAGCCCACCTTTCTCTGTTCGTAATCTTTCTGCTGCGCTGCCAGCGCCAGAAGCCGCAACGCCTTTTTGTATTCGTCCTCATGGGTAAAGGTAATATCCAGCTCCTTTTTGCCACGGACGCGGATGCTCTGTACCATGTGAATGAGCGCCCTGCGGTCTAAGGTTTCCAGCGTGGAGAACTGCGTAAACTGTGAAATCCAGCGGTTGCGCTCACTCCGGTTTTCCAAAATCTCCGTGAGTTTTTCCTTGAGAACGCGGACACTCTCGCGAATGTCCTCGGCCTGCTTGGTGTACTTTGCCTTATAGGAAGCGTATTCTTCCTTGGTAAGCATACCTCCCACAAGGCTCTCATAAAGCCGTGCCTTGAACTCCAGCACCTGCTCCAACCGGCGCTCGTTGTCGGTAATGTGGTCGCTGTATTCCTTGGCAAGCGCCTGATTGATGCTGGACTGGTCAATGCCGGTCAGCAGCGCCTCCAGCGAAGCAATATTGCCGATATAGGCTTTCAGGCTGTCCCGCACACAGTCGATCAGGCTGCTTTCTTTCAGCATGACCGGATGGGCGCAGCCCTTTTTCTTGCCGGTGGGACAATAATAGTAGTGGTACTCCTTGCCGTTTGCACGGTTGGTCTTGCGGGTCATGCGGCTTCCGCAGCACCCGCAGATCAGAATACCGGAGAACAGGTACACCGTGTCCTCGTTGGGAGAAGTCCGGGTATCCAGCCCCTTGATGCGCTGCACCAGCTCAAAATCCTGACGGGCGATCAATGCTTCGTGGGCATCCGGGACACGCACCCACTCGGAGGCAGGGCGCTGCTCCATCTGCTTGATCTTATAGTGTGGCGTACCCTGTTTGCCCTGCACCAGTGTTCCGGTATAGGTTTCGTCCTGCAAGATGCGGATGATGGTGGTTGCCGACCACTTGCAGTCGGCCTTGTCCGCATAGCCCTTTTTCGCATAGGGCAGGCCGTTGTTCTTCTTGTATGCCAGCGGAGAGAGAATGCCAAGCCGGTTCAGCTCCGATGCGATCTTGGAGGCGCTTGCGCCCTCCAGCCGCATACGGAAGATGTCGCAGACAACGCGGGAGGCGTAGGGGTCAGGGACGAGCAAATTCTTGTTGTCCTCGGCTTTCATGTAGCCGTACACCGGGAACGCGCCGACGAAATCACCGTTGCGCCGCTTCACGTCCAGAGAGGAACGGGTCTTGATGGAAATGTCCCGGCAGTAGGCTTCGTTCATAATGTTCTTGACCGATACGGTCAGATCATCGCCGCTATCGTGGGCGGTGTCGATGCTGTCGGTGATAGCGATGAAACGCACCCCGTAGGCCGGGAATACCCGGCGCAGATACCGGCCGGTTTCAATGTACTCACGTCCCAGCCGGGAGAGGTCTTTTACAATGACGCAGTTGATGTTGCCGTCGGTGACATCCTGCATCATTTCCTTGAATGCGGGACGGTCAAAGATGATGCCGCTGTATCCATCGTCGATCTTTTCGGAAACAACCTCAATATCCGGGTTGCGCTCTACAAAGTTTTCAATGAGCTTGCGCTGATTGGAAACGCTGTCGCTTTCGCTGGAATGATCGTCGGTATAGGACAGGCGGATGTAAGCGGTAGCTTTGTATTTAGGCATGAAAAAGCACTCCTTTCTCCCGGACTGCTCCCGCATGAAAAGAGTGGTTATCTGGCTATTAGGTTTTCATCCTTTTCCACACCGATCATAGCACTCCCTGCGGAAAAAAGCGAGGATGTCGCTCAGCGCAAAATGCCTTGCAGACATTCCTCTAACGTAACACCGTTCCCGGCAAAGCAGGCGTTTACCACGAAATCGCCGCAGCGGAAGCGGTAGGGGTTTTTGATCTGGCGGATAAAGGCGGCAATGCGTTCTTCCTTGGGAAGATTTTTGTCAACAGATACTTCCCGGATGTCCACCAGCTCATCCGTGGGGACGTGGGATTCGTTCGGTGTCGGCTGCATCATGGCAATCTCCTTTCTCAGTTTGGTGGGTTTTCTCAAGGTCACATGAATGCACTGACAGGGAACCGTCAGTGCATGGTATCTGACTTTGAGAGGCGGCTGCGCGGGCAGAATTGAAGCCACATAACATAATGGCGAATACCGGCGCAGCCGCTCTGCTTGTCCATTTGAGAAGAACTATCTTATTTGCCACGCGCCCCGGATAGTGGGCATGATGCAGGCCGCCCTTGGCAGGGCTGTCATAACTCCACGATACCGCTGCCTCAAAGAGCTGGCGCATACCGCAGGGTTCCCCCTCAAGTCTGTGGGAGGGCGTGAGCAAGTTTCATTATCCACCGCGCTGTCATCGCGCCCGATTTGCCGAATCGGGTCTAAGGCTGCGTAGATCGCTCGGATGGCTTGTCCGGAAGTATTCCGAACAAGCCACCGTCTTGGCGGCGCGCCTTATGCCGCTATCACGCGGGTTTTGTGCCTGCATCATGGTCTATTCAGTTTTCAACGTTCAACGAAAGGCTTCGTGGAGAATGTCCCTTCACCTATCGCCGATTTTGGGCCACTTTTGCAAGGTGTTTTTGAAAAACCTCAGAAATATTTTTTGATTTTTCTGATTGCTGCTGTAATGTTGAGAGAAATAGCCTGATGCGACACGCCTTCGACTTTTCCAATCTCGTCAATCGTCATTCCATCCACGAAATACATCCACATCCTGCGGAACTGAGTGTCCGTCAGGTGCTTCCTGATTTGCGTAACCTTTTGGGTGCTACGGCGGATTTCCGCCACCCGGTCATGCGCCTGCTCCATGCAGACATCCGCAGCGGGAATAGATGCTGCTTCCTCGGAAAGCTCATCCAGTGCAAGGGTATGATTAGCGTAGACATGATCCTCTTTCTCGGAAGCATGATAGTCTGCATCCGACAGGGACTTCCATTTCAGAAATTCTTCCTCGCTGGCAAAGTCCTCGCGGGTCAGGCGGATGATGGCTTCGTTGGCATCCATGTAAACGATAGCGTTGGGGTCTTTCTTGTTCAGCGCATAGCTGCTCTTTCTGTTAAACATAATATGTCCTCCGTTTCGGTGTTGGGTG